ATGAAAAAATTACTGCGTCTTTTTTTCCCGCTCTCGCTGCGGGTACGTTTTCTGTTGGCAACGGCAGCGGTAGTACTGGTGCTTTCGCTTGCCTACGGAATGGTCGCGCTGATCGGTTATAGCGTCAGTTTCGATAAAACTACGTTTCGGCTGTTACGTGGCGAGAGCAATCTGTTCTATACCCTTGCGAAGTGGGAAAACAATAAGTTGCATGTCGAGTTACCCGAAAATATCGACAAGCAAAGCCCCACCATGACGCTAATTTATGATGAGAACGGGCAGCTTTTATGGGCGCAACGTGACGTGCCCTGGCTGATGAAGATGATCCAGCCTGACTGGCTGAAATCGAATGGTTTTCATGAAATTGAAGCGGATGTTAACGATACCAGCCTCTTGCTGAGTGGAGATCATTCGATACAGCAACAGTTGCAGGAAGTGCGGGAAGATGATGACGACGCGGAGATGACCCACTCGGTGGCAGTAAACGTCTACCCGGCAACATCGCGGATGCCAAAATTAACCATTGTGGTGGTGGATACCATTCCGGTGGAGCTAAAAAGTTCCTATATGGTCTGGAGCTGGTTTATCTATGTGCTCTCAGCCAATCTGCTGTTAGTGATCCCGCTGCTGTGGGTCGCCGCCTGGTGGAGTTTACGCCCCATCGAAGCCCTGGCAAAAGAAGTCCGCGAACTGGAAGAACATAACCGCGAATTGCTCAATCCAGCCACAACGCGAGAACTGACCAGTCTGGTACGAAACCTGAACCGATTGTTAAAAAGTGAACGCGAACGTTACGACAAATACCGTACGACGCTCACCGACCTGACCCATAGTCTGAAAACGCCACTGGCGGTGCTGCAAAGTACGCTGCGTTCTCTGCGTAGTGAAAAGATGAGCGTCAGTGATGCTGAGCCGGTAATGCTGGAGCAAATCAGCCGCATTTCACAGCAAATTGGCTACTACCTGCATCGTGCCAGTATGCGCGGCGGGACATTGCTCAGCCGCGAGCTGCATCCGGTCGCCCCACTGCTGGACAATCTCACCTCAGCGCTGAACAAAGTGTATCAACGCAAAGGGGTCAATATCTCTCTCGATATTTCGCCAGAGATCAGCTTTGTCGGTGAGCAGAACGATTTTGTCGAGGTGATGGGCAACGTGCTGGATAATGCCTGTAAATATTGCCTCGAGTTTGTCGAAATTTCTGCAAGGCAAACCGACGAGCATCTCTATATTGTGGTCGAGGATGATGGCCCCGGTATTCCATTAAGCAAGCGAGAGGTCATTTTCGACCGTGGTCAACGGGTTGATACTTTACGCCCTGGGCAAGGTGTAGGGCTGGCGGTAGCCCGCGAAATCACCGAGCAATATGAGGGTAAAATCGTCGCCGGAGAGAGCATGCTGGGCGGTGCGCGGATGGAGGTGATTTTTGGTCGCCAGCATTCTGCGCCGAAAGATGAATAAATATGTCCTTTTATCACCACACCAGGTCAAGTCATTGATTTAATTAAACAATTATCATTGAAAAAGTGCCAAAAATCGCAAATTGACTACACCATTAACTACACCGTTCGGTGCACTGTATGAAACAACGTGGAACAAATAGACACAAGAAATATACAGGCGGGTAATCTTTCCAGGGGGAAGCGCACCAATTCATGAGGGGCGTTAATGTCGATATGGGGATCCCCATAACGGGGCTACCGGATTTTTTTTCCGGTTAACATTTAATCAGGCTGGTGGGTTTTACATACCCTTGATCACCGTAATGATGATCCAGATGTGCACCTTTTCCACCAATGGCGGAAAAGCTCCAACCGTAACGATGATCGCTATGGTTGCCTCGATGGTCTGCGTGGTCATTATGACCATTCAGCCAGTGACCTTAATCAGAATTTTTCGCTAAAAAATGACGTTGGCCACGTCATCCTGATAGCACAAAATCACGTCGATTTTTAATGAACGGTTAAACCGTCTTTTTGTCACGGTGTGTCACTGGTTGTCACTCTCCGTCACGATTGAGGTGGTGGTCATTCTGCCCGACCGCGCATTTTTGCGCTATCGGGAATATAAAACAGTTACCGCCGTCAGCTACCCAGCTCAGAATTGAGCCGCCTTTTAATCAACAAGTTACCGCCGTAACCGCTCCGGCTTCTTCCAGTGGTACGTGATTTTCTCCTTCTCCCGATACAGTTCAACGCGGCGATTGTAGGCCAGCATTTCCAGAACGCGGATCCGTATGTCGCGCATATCCGCATCATTAAGCTGGATACCATCACGGCGCATCACCTCAGCAACAACACGCGCATAATTTTCGGCTGTCACGCTGTCCGGCTGCGTGGTCTGTTCGTCAGCCTGCTGGCTGATTCCAGAGACGCGGCGGATTAATCGCAGTATTTCGGCTTCTGTCATGCTGCTGACCTCATTACACCCCGCTAAATTCTTCCAGTTTCTGGCGGTGGCTGTCGCTTATATCAAAAGCAAAATCCTCATGCTCTGCCTGGAATGTACCAAACGCCATCAGCGCCGCCACGCTCGGGTCTATCTTGTTCGGTGATTTTTTCTTGTTCGGCTTGATATTGGCGTTCGCGTCACTCTGCATCACGACGTTACTCATCGACCAGGACAACACCGGATCGCCACGATGCACAATCACCCTGCGGTTAACAAAAACTTCGAACGATTTCGCCGCCGGACTGAATCTGAGGTAGGTTTGCGGGAACGGCTCCACCTCAAAACCAGCCCCCTGTAATTGCGTCCTGAGATGCGTGGCGTTCCACGTATCAAAGCCCACCAGCCTGATATTAAATTTCTCCGCATCCTGCATGATGTCATCTCTGATCCGGTCGTAATCAATGCAGTCACCTGGCGTTGTGCGTATCCAGCCCGCTTTAGCCCACTGGCGATAGACAGCGCGGTTTTTATTGGCGGGGTTCTGTAGCTGGAACTCCGGCAGATAATGACGGGAAACCAGCATGATATTTTTACCGACCGGAAAGGCATAGCACACGCTGGAAATATCGCTGGTTGATGATAAGTCCAGCCCCGCGTAACACTCCTGCCCGTGTAAATCTTCCTCCGTGAACGTTCCGGCACACTCAGCCCATGCGCCGTTACCCATCCACGGGGTAGCCCCCTGGCACCAGATATTAAATCGCTTTGTCATCATCTCCACCCATTGCGACGGAATACCCCGCGCTTTCTGGATGGTTGAGGCCAGTTTTTCACGATCCACGGAAACATCGATGTTAGGGTTAGCCTTTATCCACATCGCCGGATCATCAACCTCGTTTTCGTCGTCCAGCTCGTAAATCAGCACAAAAATTGAATCGTTGACCTCTTCGCCGTCCAGGATCTGGCAGCAATAATCATAGTGCTGTTTACAGGTTGAAACGACGTTACTGCCCGATGTGGTAATGGCAAATAACAGCCCTTCGGGACGTGCGCCCATCCCCAGCTCAAGCGCGGAATAAACGCCGTTATCGGGGTGTAGGTGGTATTCGTCCACGATGGAAAGGCTGGGGTTTGTTCCCTCGATGGTTGCCGCTTTTGCTGCCAGCGGCTTTAACAGGCTGTTGCTTTTCGGGTGCATCACCTTGTGGGCCTGAATATTCACCCGCCTGCGTAACGGTCGGGATAAAAGGCACATCTGACGCGCATCATCAAAAACGATCCGCGCCTGGTCACGGCTCACCGCTGCGGTGTAAATATCCTGCTGCCCGTTCTCCATAATCAGAAACCAGTTAGCCAGAATCGCGGCGGTCGTGGATTTCGCATTTTTGCGCGGCACTTCGATAAAGGCGCTCGTGTATTTGCGCCGTCCGGTGGCCTTAACCTTAAAGCCGAGGATGCACGCAAAGGCGAACTGCTGCCACGGCTCCAGCTCAATGGGTCTGCCACGCATCGGCCCTTTTACGTGCGGGCACACCCTGGAAAAGGCAATAAACCGCTCCACAACCTCACGATCGAACGTGTAAAGGGGGCTTTCAAGGTCCGAAAAGTACCGTTTAACGGCCTGTTTCAGCCGTTTACAGGCCGGAATTTTGCCCGTTTTTACGTCTTCTGCGTACTTATTCCAGGCGGTCAAGCTCGTCCTCTTCTTCTGTTTCCGGTGGATTTTTACGGCGGCTTATCGGGTCAAAACCGAGCAAGGAGGCCATTTTTATCATCACTCTTTCCGCGTCGGATTTCGCGCTTAATGCGGGGTTTCTGCTCTCTCCGCCCTGACTGTTAACAATGCTGAACCCGCGCGCCGCAAGGTCTGCGACGGCTTTCCGGTATATCGAGTAATTGACGCAATACAGTTCCAGATTACTCCAGTCGGCGGGGGTCAGGTCACCCCGTTCCGCAAGCTGCCGCGATTTTTCCCGCCACTGCTTCACGGCGATATCATCCAGGTAGGCGGGGGCTTTCGGTGGTCTTGCCATGCTTATTTTTTCGCCAGATTATTTTTCAAAAAATTCCCGTGCATAAAAATTTGAGGAGGCGTTCGGTGCCCGGCGGGGTCGGGTTTGTCCTGAAAACGCCCCCCCACCCCGTCATACAGCATCACCAGCGATTGCGGAAACATTCCATAACCTCGCGGTCACGGTCGGTTAATCGCTTCGCTGTGATGCGTTCTGCACGTCCTGACGCTTTATCTTTATGCCCTGTTTCCTGTGTCTTCCATGCGTCACGCTGCCTTATAAGTCCACGGATAAGGCGGTTTTGTTCCCGCTCATTCATCAGCGTCATACATCCAGTTATTGCGGTTAGCGGCCCGTTCTTCCTCTTCACGAAATCCACCTGCGGCACGCTTGCTTTTTGTTGCCGGATCAAGCCATTTCGTTTTCTGGTTATGACACGCCTGACACAATGGTTGATGGTTCCATTCGGGCCAGAAGAGAACATCATCACCGCCATTAATCGGGATAATGTGATCCACCACCACGGCGGGCGTATATATCCCCTTCTCAAGGCATCGCACGCATAACGGGTTTTTACTCAGATACATGGCGCGGTATTTGTCCCACTGTCTGGAATATCCACGCGCGCGGCGGTGTCCTCGTCTGGCATCCTCTGCACGCCATGCCGCCCGCCTGTGCTCTTCACACTTGCCGGATTTAACGCGCCTGTTACAGCCTGGTTCTGTGCATCGTCTTAATGGTTGCCACGGCATCAGTACACCCCCACATCACGGTAAGCCGTCCAGAGTGCGCCAATCGTCATGGGTACGCGTGTTTTTGCGTTATCCGCGACAATCTGGCGATTCTCATACAGGTGAGCGATAAACATCATGCAGCCAATCTTTATGGCTGGCGTGAACTCCAGCCCGTCATCAAAGCGCCTGCCTATGTGTATCTGGCACGCCTCAAGCGATGCGGCAATGTATCCGCTGATTAACTGGTCTTCCTCGTCTCCATCGATACGGCAATGGAGTTTCACTTCTTCCAGGGTGATAAGTTCTTCTGTCATTTTTCCGCGCCCTCACGACAAAGAATTTCAAGGCGTGTCCTGGCGACATCCGGCAACGGCTGCCCGATGATATTCAGTACACGCCCCGCCAGCGGCCCCGTACTGACCTTTATCCGGCTGGTGGCGTTGATGTCCTTCCGGTACCGTATCCAGATCCTTACGGTACCAATCGCCAGCTCTGCGCCCGATGAAATGGCCTCCTTGCTGCTGATCATGTTCACGCTTGCCCAGAGTGTGTGACCGTCCTCCCACGTTTCGAGTATTTCGCCCGTCATGGCTCTGGTCTGTTTCAGGGTCTGAATCGTTATCCTGTCACGCAGTCGCCCTATGTTCATTCCGGTTTTTCTCCCTCGCTGATTTTTACTTCCTGTTTCCATGCCTGACTGAACTCATCACCACCATCACGCGGTGACAGTCCTTCACGTTCGCGGGCTTCGTTCGGGCACATAACGCCGGATTTGATGCCGCGCTCATAGGTGGCAAAGCGTTCGCCAGGTGTGGCCCGTAACAGGTCCGCGCTGTCAAACTCCACCTGATACCGGATACCAGGTACAGGCGAGGCCACCAGCAGGGCGTTTTTTATCTGCTGCTCAAAGTTCGCCAGCCACGGGCGCATCGTCATGGTGAGAAATGCGCGGCTTGCCTCGCTGAAATTGCTGTAGGTGCTGTTGCTGTATTCCTGCAAAAAAATCGGCGAGACGTTGAACATTCGGGCGATGTCTTCAATGGTGAAGCGACGGGAGGCCAGCCATTCAGCATCCTGATTACTCATGCCCAGCTGCTGATAGCTCATCCCCCCTTCAAGGATGGGCGTTTTTCCGGCGTTTCTGGCCCCTTTGTAGCGTTCCAGTGCGGCTAATGCCTGTTTGCCCTTCACGCCGTCCAGCCATTCGCCTGACGTGATAACCCCTGCCGCCATCATGCCATCACGCATCACGCTCGCGCCGTGGCGTTGTTGGGCCAGCCCAAGCCCCAGCGATTCGCGGCAGATGGTTACAGGTGAGCGCCCCATAAAGCCGTCATCCGTGGAGTAACGAAGGTGAAGTACTTCCCACGGTAAATAGTTGCGGGTGTTTCCGGTGTAGGCGTCAGTGATGCAGTAGCGCCAGTTGTGTTCGCCTGTCTGCTCCACGTTCACCGACTGCGGCGGGTAAGGATGTAAAGCCGCCGGAAAACCATCACGCCCCCACTGAATCACCGCATAAGCATTACCGTTTAACAGGCAGTGGCGGATCATCATTCGCTTAAACTGGTAGGGGGTTTGCCATGCGTTCGGGCGCTCGTTGAGGATGTGATCGACCGGATGAGAATCAAGCCACTCGCGGGCCTCCTTCCCCTTCTCATTGCGTACCAGGTACAGGTAACACGGCATGGTAGCCACCGCCTCAGAGATGACCGTGACGGCGTTCATGACGGCGGGCAGTGATTCCGCTGTCCCCGATGATACGTACTCACCCGCCCCCGTGTTCGATGTGCCAGCCAGCGCCATAAATTCATCAAGCGTCATGCTGCGCTGCTCTTTTTTTCTTCTGAAAGGCCACATATCACACCCCCGCTAAATCCACCCACCAGCGGCGATTATCCGCACGCGGCATTTTTTCGGGGTGCTGCTCATACAGGGAACGGCGGGCCAGCTCCACGCCGGAATCAGGGTAAGCCGGAACGGATGTAACGGTAATTTCGTACAGTTCCGCCACCAGCACGGTGCGCACGCATGGATCTGTTGTGGTATCCCATACATCCTTACGGGAACGAAAGCCAAAGCTCATGCCGGATATATCACCACGTTTAACCAGTTCGATAACGTCCCGCCCTGTGCTGGTATCCGGTGGGGTCAGTTCAAAGCGTAACCCTGTTTCGTCCTCTTCCAGTTTCAGCGTGCCGGAACGGGTACGCCCCAGTAACATACTGTGGTCATGCTCATACAGGCCGCGAACGTCATTACCCGCTGCAAGCCATTCAGTAAACGCTCCCCGCTGGAATTTTTCGTAAAACTCACCCCATAACAGTTCTGAAAGCTTATCCCAGCGAACAACGTAGCCCGTCAGCGTACCGGCTCCGCTGGTGGTGATTTCCGATGACCGGATTTCCATACTCTTCATAATTTTTTCACCCATAAAACACTAAAGGGGCTTTTAAGCCCCTTCTGTATGCTGTTAATCGTCGTCCTGTGGCAGTTCCAGAATCTTGATCGCGTTCGAATCCACCACGCCACCGCCTAAATATTTCTGCGTGAAAATTTTGATGAAGCCCGGCTCTGTGAGGTTGTCCGGTCTGGTGCGAACACCTGTTTCGTGATCAACAATGTAGTAACCGCGTTTGAAGTCACCCAGGGCAATAACGTTATCAGGCATAAACTCCAGATATTCGACCGGAAGGCCCAGCAACGTATCAGGATCACCCGCCTGTAAACGGTCGCGCCAGATGTAATCACCGTTCGCGTTCTTCACCTTCTGAAGTTTTGCCGCCGTCGTGGAGTTAACCACCCAGACCGCGTTTTTGCGGTATTTTTTACGTAATGCAAATTTCAGGTCGATCAACGGGTCCGCAGATGTCCACGCCAGAGATTCGGAAGGTTTAATTACCTGCAACGTACCAAAATCACGCTCTTTGTCGTTCTTCTCTGCACGGGGTACGGATAAAAAACCTTTTGCTTTTTTGTCACCGTCGCCCACAACCAGATCGCTTTCTTCGGTTTCCGTGAAGGTGTCGCCAATCTCACCCGTCAGCCATGAAAGGATGTCCACATCGGAAAAATCCACGATTTCCTGTGTGGTGCGCGGGTACGCATAGACCGGATACAGCTTAATGCTCACCTCGTTAATCTGCGGGGTGCTGGTCTGTTCGCGTGCCTTACCCTCTTCACCGTGGTTAACGGTCGCACCGCCAGCGGAAACAAGCTGCTTAAACTCGTTGCTGCTGATTTTCTTCACGGTACAGATGCGGCGCATGGTGGATTCATCCGTCAGCATTCGCATGATTTCGGTGTTCAGTTCGGGGATAACGGTATAACCACCATCAGCGGGAACGCCTGTACTTAATGCGCGGGTTTCACCCGTCAGAATGTAGTTTCGTAGTTCTGCGGGGTCAGTGGTCTGACTGCTTTTACCTGGCTTGCTGCGCTCTTCGTCTGCAATGGCTTCAAGGCGGGAAATGTCTTTATCGAGGGATTCAGCTTTAGCGCGTAATTCGTCAAATTTTGCGCCCTCAGCATCGTTAAGACTGCGGTTTTCTTTTTCAGCGTTCTCCAGCATGTCGCGCATCTGATTTTTAATGGCGGTTTTCTGCTGGCGTAATTCGATTATTCTCGGCATAAAAAAAAGTCCTGGGGTTAAGTAAGGAACTCCAGGACGCGGCAAACACTCAACCGTTTTTCATAAGGAAATCAGCAATCGCACCGATCGTTTTCCCGCCTGGTAATGAATATTGGCGAGCACATTAACAGGCGGGAAAGTGGCCCCAGCGTCCTGGCACCACGGGCGAGAATAATCATGATTCAGTTCGGGTAAAATATGCCGATCCGCTCAGTGAACAACGTGGAACAACCACGAACAAATAATTTACAAAAAATAACAAAAAGCCGGATTGCTCCGGCTGTATGGTGTGGTTCTGATATTCCTACTCTGCTAATTTGCTCAGCCCCATGTCTGCGTAAGTGCGATTTACTGCATTTCTCAGGTCTGCGTAGTTCTCCGTTGGCGGCTCCGGTGGCCTCTGTGCCTTCCTGGAACATTCCAGCCGTCGCATCGTAACCTGATGCCGTTCCTTGTCTGTCTCCACCAGTTGCATGACTTCACCCCATCGCGCCGACGCCCTCCGGTAAAAGCCTTTTGCCTCGAGTTCCTCCGCTATGCGGTCATGTACCATCGTCACCCCCTCAGAACGGAATACCGTCACCGTAAGGGTCATCGCCTCCCGCTGGTGGCTGATTACCCTGTGTGCCTGTGGTTTTGCGTCTGTTCCCGCCTGGACGTGCCGCGCGGGCACTGATTACGCTGTCTGCAATAACCTGATACCCCCGCCGCGTTTCCCCGTTCTGTCCGGTCCACTGGCTTACCTGCATCGTGCCGGATACGCTGGCAACATCGCCTTTTTGATGTTTAGCCAGGAAATCGGCCTGTTTGCCAAATGCGATAACCGATAACCATAACGTCGCCTGTCCGTCATGTGCCTGGCTGCATGGCAACGATACCGCCATACGCGCCAGAGTCATCGGTGTGCCCTTGCTGCTCTGTTTTACCTGCGGGTCGTCCACCAGCCGCCCGTAAGCTGCAATTTGTGCTGTCATATTGCCACCTCAGTGAAGCGATCCGGCATTGTTCTTTTTCATCTCTTCCATCATTTTTTCAGTGAGCATTACGCACTGAAACCCCATGTTTTTGATGTCTACGGGTTTCATGCCTTTGTCAGTGGATATCACAGGCAGAATATCCTGATACACATCGCGGTCAGGGTAACTAAGCACACAAAGCGCCCATGATGCCACGGGTGAGGATCCTTCGTCTGTTTCAACCCACCAGCCTGGTGTAGCTGCGCTTATTTGCAGAATCGTGATCCGTCCGTTGTGCTTGTAAAATTTTTCACCAAATTTTGGTTCGCTCATGATTCCACCTCTCCGGTTTTAACGTTGATGGTTGTTACCTGTTCCGCTTCGGCAATCTCCCGCTCTGTCAGCGTGGCAAAATTTGCCGCCGTCGTGGTCATGAATGCGCTTATCAGTTCGGGATGTGCTTTCGCGTATCCTTCCCCCGCGTGGCGGTCTATTACCCTGATTGCCACCTTTAAGGCGTGCTCTGTCATGTCTAACGCTTTATATTTCGGCCCTGTTCTGTCTCTGCGCATTTTGGTTATCTCCTCACTCATGCTCACTTTTACACCTCACTTTTTAAAGCGTCTCGCTTCGTCTCACTTGATATTTTTTGATGCTTTATGTGTATGTTTCATAATGATTTTTTTACTCCTCACTTTTGAGCATGTATACAGGTGAGAAAGTGAGTAATCGTGTTAATATTTTGTAAAAACCTCATCATTACTCACTTTTGCTACTCACTTTTTACAGTGGTCCTACATCATCACCATCAATGTAAATCACGGCGTCTTTTTCCAGTTTGGCTAACCATCGCCGCATATTTTTCACGTCATACCCAAGCCGTTTCATGTCATCACGTAACAGCGGGATCGTGCACTTGTCGCCGTTCTGTGTGCGTGAACGGATGCACCCCCATAGTGCGGTATGGTTTTCCGTCTTGTTGCCTGCCTCCTCGATGCGCTCCAGTTCAACGGGAGGGCGCGGCTTATCCACCACCACCAGCGACGTGATTAACTCCCCGTCAGCGTCGGTAAACAGCTCCACCACGCGTAAGTCATATGCGGCTTCTTTGAGTTCCTCCGCGTCCTTCATTTTGGTGCATGAGATAACCAGCGCTTCGCTTCCTGCGTCCTCCCTGCGTATCCGGTATTCAGCATCCAGTGATGCACGAAATGCACTGGAACCGCGCGCGCCTTTCGTCTCATCCTTGCCGGAATGGTGAACCACCAGCACCGTGGCCCCTGTGCGTCGTTTCAGTTCGTCACAACCACGGATAAACGCCCCCATATCACGGGAATCATTTTCATCATTCCCACCAAAGCAACGCGCCAGCGTATCCAGAATAATCATGCGTACAGGTTTACCCGTTTCCCGCTCCACCTGACGGGCAGCGATAACCATTTCATCAACATCAAGCGGGACCGCCGGAAAGATGGGACGGTTTACCAGATACAGATTTTTCACCTGCTCACCGTGCACAACCTCCCAGGCTTTTACACGACGCGGAACGCCGATACCGCCTTCACCAACCACATAGAGAACAGCGCCATGCGCCACCCTGCGGCCTCCCCACTGGCGGCCCGTGGAAACGTGACACGCCCACGAACCCGCAAGGAATGATTTATAGGAACCGCTCGCCCCGTATATGCTGCAAAGCGACGATGCCGGAATAATCCCCTTTACCACGTAATCTAATTGCGTGTCGTATCCGGCAGATCCAACGCTCATCGGTAGCGTGGTTTTTCGCTGGTGGTGTTCTTCCCCTGGCTTTTTCCCCCGCTCCCGTTCCAGATATTCGCGCCAGTTCTCCCGCTTCTGGCTGTGTATCCCTTCGGGGTAATAATTCGCATCAGTTACGCCCGCCGCCGCCAGCTTGTGCGCAATGGCATTAATATTTGATGGCCTGATGTGGCCTGCCTTGTACAGCCGGACACAATAGCGCCCCTCGTCGATGATTCTCAGGTCTGCCAGTTCATCCAGTTGATCATCAGCCAGCACAATGGGAGGCACATTATCGCCAGCCAGTCGCCCGTCCTGTTCCTGCCACTGTTTCGCATGTGCCCACGCATCACTACCCGCAAAAATGATGACTTCGGTCATCTTGTCGTAAGGCTGTTTTTTTAAGTTCGGTGCGCTTTTCATTTCTTGCCCCTGAATCCGTTAATCATGTTTTTCATCTTCTGAATATTGGCGCGTGCTTTCTCCCTGCTGGTGGGCACGTTATGCGGCGCGGTCTGTACCAGAGAAAAATCACGCCGGAACTGATAAACAGGCATCACGCAATCATATTCGTAACCTTCACGGCGGTAAGTTACGCACCGTCCCGCCACGCCCTTAATCATTACCGTACCGCCGTACTGGTCGCGGTAAATATCACCGCGCGTAAATTTAGGGTGAGTGTTGCCACTGGCAGTTAAGCCAGAATATTTAAGTTTCATTATTTTTATTCTCCGGTGTGCTGTTCGTTATATCTGTCGTGCAATGTCTCTATTTCTTGTAGTTCCATTATTACAGGCTCAAGAAGCGTTATTAATGCCGTGACAATTCTTGATTTTTGTTTGTCGCGTTCATTGTCGCCAAGTGTTTCAAGCCATATGCGCAATATTTCCAGCATGTTTTCACTGTGAGAAAGTGCAAGAAATACGCGTTCTGTTGTTTCGTGGTAAATATCACGCATGGCTTACATCCTCAGGAAATTTTCTTCTGTAACGCGCCTCTGCCACATATTCCGCATAATCGGCGGCGATATTCAGTACATCAAGCCCCGTTGATTTATATTCTCTCGTGGAAAGTAAGAAAAAAGCCGCTCTAATAAGTTCTGGCATTGACGAAAGCGCATCAGCCGCATCATCAGGAACGCCGGAAAATTCTTGTTTCAGGGAATTAAAACGATCATCACGCATAACCCCCCCCCATTTTCACAATCTGCAACAAGAATATTTTTAGCGTCATTCAGCGACCGCGTGGCGGTGTATCGGATACATTCCAGGGCGAACAATGTGTATTCCTCCCGTTCTTCCTTTTGTGCAAGCTCTGCCGTGCATTCAATATCAATAAGCGCGTGCATCAGCGTAGTGAGTGCGGCGGCGGCTGCGTCCGGACGGATGTTATTGCACATGGTGTACCCCTCCGCATTTTTTTTCGTTAGAAATAAGCGTTCTTCTTTCCTGTTCATCGCTCAGGAATACGCAGACCTCACCGCTAAGGCGTTTAAGTAAGCCGATGATTGCCCCTGATTCGCTGTCGGTCATCATGCCAGGGTAATCCTCTGCCAGTGCGCAAATAACTTCGATTTGGTGGGCGCGTTCTGCTGCCTGTTGTAGTGTGATTTCCTGGCTCATAAGCCTACCCCCTGGCGAATACGGGCGGCAAATACAGCAACACAACCGGACGGGCAAAGGTTACGCGCTTCGCGTTCCGTCCAGGCGGTTACGTGGATGATTTGAGATTCTCCGGCACTCAGTGCCAGAAAACGCCACACAAAGGCCGTTTGTGTGTGTACAAGGTGTGGTATATGATTTACGGCAACCATAACGGCTCCTCGTTTACGTTGTTGGTTAGAAGCCCCGTTACTGCTCCTACAGTGCGGGGTTTCGTCGTTTCTACACCTTGCCTAAATAAGGTGTTGAACACCAATTTAAATCGAGGTGTTAAACACGTCAAGTGTTGAACACTTGTTTTTTTTCCTGCATACTGCATTTGTTTTTTATGAGGGGTGCTCAACATGGCGACAAAAGCAGTAAACGCAAAATCACAAACAGTTGCGGCAAGGGTTCCACATGAAGTTATGAACAATGTTGAGGCGGTAAAAATGCCCGGCGAAAGTACAGGGCAGTTTGTTACAGCTGCATTAAAGCGGGAAGTTGAATACCGCCAGCGTCGCAAGGCCAAAGAATCAGAATAATCACTATCAGCGCCGTGGTGTGAGGTACTACGGCGCATTGCTTTACAGGGCAGTATCATGACCAACAACACACTATCACCAATACAAGACACGCAAACGCAAGATGATGAAATCATCCGGCAAAGGCAGTCAGAAGCCTGCGCCAGAGTTGAGGAAGAACTAACCAGAACAAAAATACCACCACCAGCGCCGCGCTTAGTGCCACCAGAAAAATTTGCCCTTGAAGATTTTGTCGATAAATACCCACGGCGGCTTAAATCCGGCAAAAACCGACCGCCAGGATGAGTGCACAAAACCGAACTATGAAACGGATTATTCCGTTTCCGGGGCGTTTGTGTGTGTATAAAGAGTAAGCTATGCTCTTTTATAGCCATAATCGTTACCTCAATTAATGGTTTGGTTAGACGCCCCGTATGTGTTCCCATCACTGCGGGGCGTTGTTGTTTTGGGTGTATTTCACCTTCATTTTTAAATCTACATTCAGGTGAAATACACCGCAAGACTTTTTTTATCTTTTTTTTGCGTATACTGAAATACACCGATTATCAGGAGAACCAGAAATGGCAACAGGTGCAAAGAACGCAAAATCACAAATGACAACGGTCAGAATCCCGCATGAGGTAATGACCGATATTGAGCAACTTAAAGAACCTGGCGAAAGTACCGCCGGATTTCTAGTTACGGCAGCAAAAGGCGAGATCAAACGCCGCCAGCGCCGCAAGGCCAAAGAATCAGAATAATTACTATCAGCGCCGTGGCGTGAGGTACTACGGCGCATTGCTTTACAGGTACACACAATGACCAATAAAGAATCAACCAATACACCATCGCAAAAAACGAACAGAGAGCACGAAAATATGGCGCTCGAGCATGAATCAGAAAGATTCGCTCCATGCGCTTTTGTCCTTGATGAGTTTCTAAAAAAATATTCACGTTCTGAACGGATGAAAATGGCAGCACAATACGGCCCCAACAAGCAAGGTAATTGCCCACCAGCCTGATCACGGTTATCATGTTCGGGCTTATGATTGTTGACACATACGGCGCAGCGGGTTAATTGTTCAGAAAGGCGGTTCCATATCGGGACCGCTTTTTTTATGCCTGAAAATACCCTATAGCATGGCTTTTCAGATTCACCAGGGCGAACGAATCCCCGCCCCTGTACGGGCGTATATTTCATCATGGTTATACCTCAGTATTATGGCGTTTATTCCCGATACCGAGATCCCGGTATCGGTCAATAATGGATTGGTGGTGGCTGTGTGCCGCCAGTCTTTTTAGTGAACTGCCTTGCAGCTATCCTTCCAGGCCAAAACCTCAGATAAAGACCAGCCAACAGAACGCCCGCCAAGTTTACGACGTGATGGGAATTGTCCGGCCTTTTCCAGGCGGTAGCGGCATGAGCGGCTAAGGCCTGTTAGCTTTTCGCATTCTTTTTCACGTATAAACCGATCAGTGCTTAACACTATTGCCCCCTTTCGTTTCTTAAAGAGTTATTTCGTGTTCTATTGCGTTGGGATGTGTCTGATTGTGTCAGGATGATTCAGAGTTGGCAAATGTTGGTGTCGCATGGTTTACAGAAAGAGGAATAATCAGGATAAAATCATTTAAATTCATGTTAATACAAAGGCATAAAATCTTGTTTTATGCCTTTTTTCGCACGCTTTAACGCGTAATTCACTAATGTATAAAAAACCAGCTGAGCATTAAAAATCAGTAACTTATAAATCTGTATTCTTTTTGGCCTCTTGTTCGTGATTGTGTCACGTTATTGCACATTGTTTCACGTTGTATCTGTGCACTTATCCAGTATGCGCATACTGAAAAAACACGAAAAAAATTATTTTATTCTGGTTACTGGTAGCGTGGTTACGTTTTCATGTGTTCCCGCCAGTATCTCCAACCGCTCCACCCACATATCAAGCGCATTGCGTTTCGCATCAATATAGCGGGAATGGTTGTACACGCGTTGCATTCCTGGCATCTGGTGGCCTGTAAGCTGCTCCACGACGTGAGGATCAACGCCTAAATCGTTCAGCATGGTTGTAAAGGTGCGCCGGATGTCATGCAGTGACCAGTGAGGGTGTTTAAGCCTCCTGTGCACCAATCTGCCGTACTGCGATACGCTGGTTTCCTGTTTCACTTCCCCCAGCAATAAGCCCGTGTGCCTGTTCTGCTCCACCAGCTGCGTGACGAACGGCAGTATCGCTTCCGGTATGGGCCGGAATATGGCTACCTTCGTTTTGCTGTGCTCCTTCGGAACGGTCCAGAGCATTTCGGTAAAATCCCACTCGCCGATCTCCGATAACCTCAGTTCTACTGTCCGGCATCCGAAAACAATCAGGAGGCGGATTAGTGCGACGTAGTAAGGGGAAAATATTTTTTTGTCCAGTGCCTGCAATAATTCGCCAAGTTCTTTGTTACTTAAGACACGCTCACTTATATCCGGTTTTTTCCCAACGTCCGCCACACTCATATCATCAAGAACGTTGCTGATTGCATAGCGCCGCTTCCTGCAGAACTTAAGCGCCTGCTTGCATGTCTGTAGCAGGAACCCGGCGGAAACAGGGGCTTTCTTTGCCACCCGATCAAAACAGGTCAGCCAGTGCCGTAGCTCGCATTTATCCAGCGGCATAGGGCCAATGTGCTGTATTACGTGATTATTTAGCCGCTTTTTCAGTGGGTCATAATCCACACGGTTTTCCTTTGCGTACGACTCAAGCCAGTAGGTGAGCGCATCGCCAACCGTTACCGGCTTTAACGCTTCCTGTACGGTGTAATTCATTTCATGACGTGGATTTTTCCCCTCTGCCAGCCATGCGCGACACTGGGCGGCTTTTTCCCTGGCTGATTTCAGGCTCAGATCAGGATAATTTCCCAGCTTAATGCGTTCCGGTGGTGCCCCCCTTCCCGTTCCGGCCCTGTAAGTGAAATACCAGGTTAAAAGGCCACTGGTTGAATGCCTGACGCTCAGGTTTCCACCGTCATTAAGAAAGGCTGTTTTTTGGGCGGGTGTGCCGTTGATTTTCCTCAGCTGTGTATCGCTCAGTTTGTTAAGTGCTCTGCTCATAATTTTGAATCCGGTCATCACAATTAACTACACCATTAACTACACCGATCGTTGCACAAAGGGCTACAACGTGAAACAAGCTGGAACAAGAAAAATCACAAATCTGTTTATAATCAAAAACATAATGCACAACCTGAAACATTATGAAACGGCAAAAAACACTAATTGATAAAATATGTCCATACTTCACGCATTACGTTAAGCATCCGTTATAATCGGTTGCAGATACCAGCCTGTGGATGCTTAACATGGAATACCAACTCACTCTTAACTGGCCCGATTTTCTTGAACGTCACTGGCAGAAACGCCCGGTGGTGTTAAAACGCGGCTTTAATAATTTTATTGACCCGATCTCTCCAGACGAGTTGGCGGGTCTGGCGATGGAAAGCGAAGTTGACAGTCGACTGGTCAGTCACCAGGATGGCAAATGGCAGGTCAGCCACGGCCCGTTCGAAAGCTACGATCATCTCGGTGAAACCAACTGGTCATTACTGGTACAGGCAGTGAACCACTGGCATGAGCCGACCGCCGCGCTGATGCGACCGTTCCGTGAACTACCGGACTGGCGTATTGATGATCTGATGATTTCTTTTTCTGTACCCGGCGGCGGCGTCGGTCCGCATCTCGATCAGTACGACGTGTTTATCATTCAGGGTACCGGACGTCGTCGCTGGCGAGTGGGCGAAAAGCTGCAAATGAAACAGCACTGCCCACATCCGGATCTGTTACAGGTCGATCCGTTCGAAGCCATCATCGATGAAGAGCTGGAGCCTGGTGATATTCTTTATATTCCGCCAGGATTCCCGCATGAAGGCTACGCGCTGGAAAATGCGATGAACTATTCCGTGGGCTTTCGCGCGCCAAATACGCGGGAACTGATTAGTGGATTTGCCGATTATGTGCTGCAACGTGAACTGGGCGGCAACTACTACAGCGATCCGGATGTTCCACCTCGCGCTCATCCTGCGGATGTTCTGCCGCAAGAGATGGATAAACTGCGTGAGATGATGCTCGAATTGATCAACCAGCCGGAACACTTTAAGCAATGGTTTGGCGAGTTTATATCCCAGTCACGTCATGAACTGGATATCGCGCCGCCAGAGCCGCCTTATCAGCCGGATGAAATCTACGATGCGCTGAAACAAGGTGAAGTGCTGGTGCGCCTGGGTGGTCTGCGCGTATTGCGCATTGGCGACGACGTGTATGCCAATGGTGAGAAGATCGATTCCCCGCACCGTCCGGCACTGGATGCACTCGCCAGCAACATTGCGCTGACTGCGGAGAATTTTGGCGATGCGCTGGAAGATCCGTCATTCCTCGCGATGCTCGCGGCGCTGGTCAATAGCGGGTATTGGTTCTTCGAAGGGTAAGTTTGGATTTAAGCCGGATGCGGCATCACATGCCGCATCCCTTTTCGCTTACTTCCGTTGCGCCGTTAACTCGGCAATACGGACGATCACCTGCACCGCTTTTTCCATACCTTCCAGAGTCACAAACTCATGCTTACCATGATAGTTGTAACCGCCAGTGAACAGGTTCGGGCACGGTAATCCCATAAACGACAACTGCGCGCCGTCGGTACCACCGCGGATCGGTTTCAGTTCCGGTTCAATATCGCAATCGCGCATCGCCTGCTGGGCGATATCGAGAATATGCGGATGCTCAACCACTTTCTCGCGCATATTGTAGTAACTGTCTTCAATCACCAGTTCAATGTAGCAATCAGGATGTAACCCTTTGCCCACTTTTTTGGCGATCTCCATCATTTTACGTTTACGCGCTTCAAACTGTTTACGGTCGAAATCACGGATGATGTAGTGCATATCGGCCCGTTCAACGGTGCCTTTCATGCTCGCCAGATGATAGAAACCTTCATAGCCTTCTGTCATTTCCGGGCTTTCATCCGCCGGAACTTCCGCATGAATACGTGCCGCCAGCGACAGCGCATTTACCATCACTCCTTTCGCCGTGCCCGGATGAACATTGTTACCGACAATTTTGATATTGACCGACGCGGCGTTGAAGTTTTCAAACTCCAGTTCGCCTACGCCACCACCATCAACAGTGTAAGCCCAGCGGGCATCGAAGGCGTCAACATCAAAATGTTTCGCCCCTTTGCCCACTTCTTCATCCGGGGTAAAGGCGACGCGAATATCACCATGCGGAATTTTTTTCTGTTGCAATACCGCCAGCGCGGTCATGATTTCTGCAATACCTGCTTTGTCATCGGCACCTAACAAGGTTTTACCATCGGTGGTAATCAGCGTCTGACCCAGTAGCTGATGCAGCACCGGGAACATAACCGGTGATAAAACTTCATCGCCGATACCCAGCGCAATATCGCCACCGCGATAGTTTTCAACAATTTGCGGATTCACATTTTTGCCGCTGCAATCCGGTGAGGTATCCACATGAGAAATAAAGCCAATCGCCGGGATATCGCCAGGGACGTTAGCCGGTAACGTCGCCATCAAAGTGCCCTTCTCACTTAAGGTCACATTGATAAGCCCCATCTCTTCGAGCTGCTCTTTCAGCAGATGCAATAACTTCCATTGGCCTTCCGTGCTGGGAACCTGTCTCACCCCTGCTTTTGATTGGGTATCCAGAGACACGTAGTTCAAAAATCGCTCAAGTAGTTTATCCATGTAGTCACCCTCACTTTTTGTGACAACATTATTAAGAAGCAAGAAAAGACAAATATTGCGTCAGGTCACTTTTACCCCTGCAAGCGGGAATATTTATCAGCATTACCTTAATGAATATAAAGCTAAGCCAGTAATTCACAACAAAGATTGGCGATTCAAGCGGTTTGCCGTAGAATTACCGCCCTCATTAAGAGTCACCAAGGTGGTTAACCACAAACCCCGCATCGGTAAGCCATCCGTTGCGTTTACATGGGACAGAGTAAAAAATTGAATAAACAACCGAGTTCGCTTTCACCGCTGGTGCAATTGGCGGGAATTCGCAAATGCTTTGATGGTAAAGAGGTCATTCCCCAGCTGGATCTGACTATCAACAATGGCGAGTTCCTCACGCTGCTTGGCCCTTCTGGCTGCGGTAAAACAACCGTTCTTCGCCTGATTGCAGGTCTGGAAACTGTTGATTCCGGACGCATCATGCTGGATAACGAGGACATCACCCACGTTCCGGCGGAAAACCGCTATGTGAACACTGTTTTCCAAAGCTACGCACTTTTCCCCCACATGACCGTGTTCGAAAATGTGGCCTTTGGGTTGCGCATGCAAAAAACCCCCGCTGCTGAAATTACGCCCCGCGTGATGGAAGCCCTGCGGATGGTGCAGTTGGAAACCTTCGCTCAACGCAAACCGCATCAGCTCTCTGGTGGTCAACAGCAACGCGTCGCCATTGCTCGCGCGGTGGTTAACAAGCCTCGTCTGTTGTTGCTGGATGAGTCGCTCTCAGCGCTGGATTACAAACTGCGTAAGCAAATGCAGAACGAGCTGAAAGCGTTACAGCGTAAGCTTGGCATTACATTCGTCTTTGTGACTCACGACCAGGAAGAAGCACTCACCATGTCAGACAGGATTGTGGTGATGCGCGATGGTCGCATTGAGCAAGACGGCACGCCGCGTGAAATCTACGAAGAGCCGAAAAACCTGTTTGTTGCCGGCTTCATTGGCGAAATCAATATGTTTAACGCCACTGTCATCGAACGTCTAGACGAGCAGCGCGTACGCGCCAACGTTGAAGGCCGCGAATGTAATATCTACGTTAACTTCGCCGTTGAACCGGGGCAAAAACTGCATGTTCTGCTGCGCCCGGAAGACTTACGTGTTGAAGAGATTAACGACGACAACCACGCTGAAGGGCTGATTGGTTACGTTCGCGAGCGTAACTACAAAGGCATGACGCTGGAGTCGGTTGTTGAACTGGAAAATGGCAAGATGGTGATGGTCAGCGAATTCTTCAATGAAGACGATCCTGACTTTGACCACTCTCTCGACCAAAAAATGGCCATTAATTGGGTAGAAAGCTGGGAGGTCGTACTGGCTGATGAAGAACACAAGTAAGTTCCAGAATGTAGTGATTGTCACTATTGTCGGTTGGCTTGTGTTGTTTGTCTTTCTGCCCAACCTGATGATCATTGGCACCAGCTTTTTGACCCGCGACGACGCCAGTTTTGTCAAAATGGTCTTTACGCTGGATAACTACACGCGTCTGCTCGATCCGCTCTATTTTGAAGTGCTATTGCACTCGCTGAATATGGCGCTGATCGCCACCCTCGCCTGCCTGGTGCTGGGCTACCCGTTTGCCTGGTTTCTGGCGAAGTTGCCACACAAGGTGCGTCCGCTGCTGCTGTTTCTGCTGATTGTTCCGTTCTGGACCAACTCATTAATTCGTATCTACGGGCTGAAAATTTTCCTCAGCACCAAAGGCTATCTCAACGAGTTTTTGCTCTGGCTGGGCGTTATCGACACACCAATCCGTATCATGTTCACGCCCAGTGCGGTGATTATCGGTCTGGTTTACATTCTGCTGCCGTTTATGGTGATGCCGCTGTACTCCAGTATCGAAAAACTGGATAAGCCGTTGCTTGAGGCGGCGCGCGATCTCGGTGCCAGCAAGTTACAGACTTTTATCCGTATCATTATTCCACTGACGATGCCGGGAATTATTGCCGGATGTCTGCTGGTGATGCTGCCAGCGATGGGCCTGTTCTATGTATCCGACCTGATGGGCGGTGCGAAAAACCTGCTGATCGGTAACGTCATCAAGGTCCAGTTCCTTAATATTCGTGACTGGCCGTTTGGTGCAGCTACCAGCATTACGCTGACTATCGTAATGGGCCTGATGTTGCTGGTTTACTGGCGCGCTTCTCGTTTGCTGAATAAGAAGGCAACCGAAATAGATGATTAGTGCTGAATATTCAAAGAGTTAATAGCAAATTTGGCATGCTTTTTACTTTTGCGTAAAAAGCATGCCTCTATCCATAAAATCAAATAGTTATAATTTAATTTTGGAGAATGTTTTTTTCAGCGTCCTTTGATCTGATCGCTGAAAAAACAACAAATAGTATAAAAATGAACAATCCGAATCCATGCATGACGTGTGGTGCCTGTTGTGCATTTTTCCGCGTCTCTTTTTACTGGGCAGAAGCTGACGATGCTGGCGGAAAGGTTCCGGTCAGTCTCACTGAGCAAATATCCCCCTTTCATCGCTGTATGCGCGGCACCAGTCAGAAAAATCCCCGATGTGTCGCTCTGGCGGGAACTCCGGGTAAAAACGCATATTGCTCTGTTTACAAAAACCGTCCGTCCACGTGCCGGGAATTCGCAATGTCCGGAGAAAATGGCATCGCAAATGAAGCATGCAACCGCGCCCGGGCAAAATACGGACTTCCGGAAATCTGAAAAATCATCCATATCAACAGGATGCGCGAAAAATGAGAGTTCCGTCACTTCCGGAATTAACTTTTCCGTGGCACTATTTACCCGGCATAGTGTATATCTTCACAATAATGACATAATCAACGCAGTTCATGGGGGAGGTGATGGTCCCCCATCTTTTTGTCTGTTATTCCTGTGCCCAGCCAACCCTGTATGCCAGGATCTCATCCGCACTGCTCAGCGATTCCAGGTCCTTCTTCATGGTGCGCTGGCGAATGTGGATTTCCATCCCTTTAGTGAACATCGCCTGCTCTGCCGCTTCACTCAGCGCAATAAGCTCTTCTGCTGTCACCGGCACATCATTGTTTTCCGCATCCGTCCAGAAAAACGCCTCCGGCAGTTTCCCCGCTTTCGCCGCCGCCACCGATGGCTCAAGACGCGTCTGCGTTGACTTCCCGTAGTCCCATTTACGCCCATTGTGCTCAAACGTGTAGTTCGCCGCTTCCATCGCATTACGCCAGGCGTTAATTTCATCGCCCTTCATCCCTCGCGCTTTCTCCGCGGTCAGCAGGTCCGTGATTTTCTCCCCGTCAAAACCCCCAGCGCCCGCTCAGGTCAATTTTCCTGTTCTCCGGGGTATCCGGCACTTCTGCCACACTCTGGTTCACCGGCCACAGTAACGCAGTGTCCTTACCGTATCCCGTAATCACACCCCGGCTGTCATACACCACCTTCAGCGTCTCCGGCGAAAACAACGCCTGACACTCATACCAGTCCTGACCATCCTCAGACTTCAGGTACATCGCGCCTGCAACATCCGGCTCCGCCGGGGTGTAATACGAAAAATTTCTGATATGCATCATGTTTCCGTGCCCTCCTCCGATACCGGCACCCAGACCGGCATTTTTTCCGCACCGACGCCCCGCTTCATACCTGCCGGTGCAGCATCCGCTGCAAAGACTTTATACACCACATAATCCACCACAATACCGTCTTCCGGCCAGCGCCCTGCTGCCTCATAAACCGGCCGCAGGGACAGGGGATAGAACATATTCTCTGACGGTGAAAAAACATACTGTTCCATACAATGCCCTCAGTATCCGATCGCTTCCCATGAAAACTTGCCGTAGCATCCCCTGACTGTTATCAGAGTCACAGACACTAATGACGGATTCGACAGGGTATACATCTTAATGGCGTTGGGGTCTCCCACTGCAGACACCTGAGCATTCAGAGCAGCAACCGGAAAAGCGACAGGAAAACGGATAGAGTGCTGTGTCATAAGCTTACCATCATCCTCACTTACCTCAATACTGCCCCATTGCCGCAAACGACCGGTTACTTCATCACGCTCCCAGCCATTTACTGTCAGGCTTGCTGTTGTGGGCTTGTTTTTTGTGCTGTAATCCACCCGCCAGTGAAAACGTTGTGTGTCTCCATAAACTGTACAGGTACAGACCGTGCCGTTCAGAAAACCATCGCCACCGTATTCGCCGATGGTGACCCGGACTATGGCTGCGTTATACGTCCCCATCACCTCAATGGCGCAGCCTCCCAGATTGAGTTTTCCCGGTCCGACATCCGTGATGACCTTATTAAATTCCGCAAGCAGTGATGCCTTCATCATCCAGTAAGGCTGGTCAAATGCCCCTTTTTCTTTCAGCCAGGCGACAAACTCACTCGTGGTCCATTCACCGGCCCCCGTATGAATGTCCCGCCCGTATACTCTGGCTGCCCCCACGGTGTTCAGAAACTTCACCTTATCCGGGATATCGTCACCGTTTTTCGCTTTCTCCAGGCATCCGTCCGCTTTGTCCATTGCCGCTTTCACCGCTTTCGGGGTGGCTGCCTTCGTTTCATCATCACTGTCCGTTGTGCTGCTTAACTGCACAATTCCCTTCTGTGCCGTCGTCGCATCCGGCCCTCCCGGCTCGCCTTTTTCGCCCTTCTCTCCCCGTTCACCTTTCACACCCTGAAGCCCCTGTGGTCCTGTCTCACCACGCTCACCCTTTGGCCCCCGCTCGCGGGTATCGCCTTTTGGCCCGGGAATACCCTGCGGCCCGGTGTCCCCCTTATCCCCCTTCGGTCCCCGCGCATTCTCTGCCCGTTTTTTTGCCTCCTCCGCACTGGCCGCTGACGCTTCTGCACGTTTCAGGATTTCCGCTGCCACCGCTTCCAGCTCTGCAAGGGCTTTCGGGTAATACTGTGCGTCCTCCAGGTCCATCAGAAATTTATTCAGCGTTCCCGGTGCAGAATCCGCCTTCACCAGAATGTCACCCACATATGACGGCGCGTACCCTTCCGTGTTCAGCGTCACCCGGTACAGACCCGGCTCAACATCCATACTGTAACTGCCGGTTTCCCCCGGCTGACCATACGCCACCGTGGTGACAATCACCGTCTCCGTTGTGCGGCGCGCTTTCAGCTCTATCGTGCATCCCGGTACCGGTTTTCCCGTACCATCCTTCAGCACACCCGATATTCTGACTGTCATGGATTTCCCCCATAAAAAAACCGCAGTACCGGTTTCCCGGCCTGCGGTAAAATTTGTGGTTTGTTGGTGTTAAAACGGTGCCATCCGGCTGACCACCCTCAGCAACCGGTCGGCGGGGGATATTCTCCCCCGCCACGGTTTCTTACTGCTTACACTGTAAGAACGCCGCAATCTCCGCGCCCCGCTATCCGGAACCGGAACTCGCACAGTGAACTGTGGGTGATCCAGATAATGAGCACTACCGTGATACAAATCACGGTGGTTTTTAACGGTTTTTGCGACATAAACGCTTGCTCCTTTTACGGAGAGGCGCTAACCTTCTTCTTGCTGAAGGAAGAACGTCAGGCCTCGGGTTAAACATGAATGTTTGTCCGGGGCCTTCGTCTTTCCGGCCTTCAGGTGTTCCCTCCGGCCATCAGCCAAAGGCACCCGCGCATACTGTACGGTTTTTGTCTCCTTCCGGCAATCCCGGGGCGCGATGTTCAGCGGATACTGATCCCCGCGCTGTTTTTCTTCACCACTATCGCCTGAAGGTTACTGATACGTGAACTGCCAAAACTCCCGTTCTGACGTCGTGAACTTACGGTAAAACTCAGGGTGATATGACCATGACCGGCTGGCATATCGATGATCCCGCTGAAAATTCCCGGCTCTGTCACTGACCTGCCTGAATAAATCCGGCGTCCGTTCTGATCAACATGCAGGAAGCACTCTGTCCAGATGTCATTACTGGTGCGGGATTCCTGTTTTGACCCGACATAGATTATCGGCGGGATTATAATCTGCCGGTCAAAGCTGTGATCGTCATACACCGTCAGCGTTCGTGTACCGTTCGCAAGGTAACTACCATCCACCGGAAAAGCCACCCCTGCACATTTCACAAGATCACCAATAATGTTCTCCGCTTTCAGCGTGCCATTTATCGTACAGTTCTCCGCTATCACGACATTATTGAGCGTGCCCGAGTTCGCACTGATATGTCCGCTGATGTCCGCATTGCGGGCCGTCAGCCTGCCCTCCGGCGTCAGGGAGAACGTCGGGGGATTGCCGGACGAGGTGATGCTCACTGCAAACAGTCGCTTCAGGAACACATCGTTCATGAACAGCTGATTCCCCTGCGCCACAAACAGCGGCGTGCTGTTGCCGTTCTCCGGGTTAATCATCGCGATACGGTCCGCCTGCAGCAGTATATTGCTCAGGGGCTGGCCATCAGCATCCTCAATCCCCGCACCTATACCGGCAACATACGGAATGCCGTTTTTTGTTTTCTGCACCTTCAGCATGTACAGCGCAGCCAGGTCGTTATTTGTGTCTGTCTGCACCCGCTGTATCTGCTGTATGGTGGCACTCTGGTCTTCCAGAGTTTTACTGACCGTCTGCGTGATTTCATTGCGGGTTTC